TTTGAGGGGAGCGGCTAACCATAACCGCCCCCCTCTGCCATGCATCAATCCACCACGATTGAAAATTCTTTGTCGATCTTGCCGCATTTCAGGGCAAGAACATTTTCGGGCTTAAAGCAGAAGTAAGAATTTCTGTTTCTGTCCACGGCGAACATGTAACCGCCTTGACGAAGCGCGTCAGTAGCAGGTGAACCAGTCCCTTTGATTAGACCAGTGAAACGATCTTTTGCGTTAATGGTGCGGATTGAGCCATCTTTCTTGACAAAAGTGAGGGAAAAGAATTTTCCTTTTGTTGCTTCGATGAGGGCGGTGATTTCTTCTTTAGTAGGTGCGTTTTGCATAGTATTTGGTTTGTTAGTAGGCGGGGAAAGTTTAAGGGTTTTTGGAGGGTTTGTCAACTTATTTTTTGCTGTTTTTAGCAGAAGTTTGCAAACGTGCAAGAGTATAGCAAGTTGCGCCAAAAACAAGGAAACAAACACAATCAAACAGTTGGTTTTTTCCGCCATAGATGGCGAAAGCGCAAAGGCTGAAAGTAGGCGAGAGAGTAACGACTGCGGATGATAAGATGAGGATTGCATTTTTCATTGTGGTGTTGTGTTGTTAGTAGGCGGGGAAAGAATAGTTTATTTTTGTGGTATTGTCAACAAGTTTTTTACGCTTTTTCGTTTTTTCTTGCGCGAATCTTGCGGAACTTCCTGAGAGTATAGGCAGCTTCTTTGCGACTAACAGAAATGCAGTTCGCCTCGGTGTCAACAAAAAAAGTGATTTTCGGGGCAATGAATCTGTCTTTTGATGTCAAGATTTGACAATTAGAAGAGTGGTAGTAAGTGGTATAGGTGCTGCGTATGATGTGTGTCATGGCGGGGAAAGAATAGTCTTTTTTGCGCGAATAGTCAACATTTTTTTTGTTTTATTTTCGAAAAAAAGTTTTGTCATGATGCATTTTTTTTCTTGACAAGACTCTAACAAAATCATCTAACAGATTTTTTTCTAACAGAAAAGTCTAACAGAAAACTCTAACAGATTTTTACGTCAGCGCCCCGCGCCAGCATAAAAATTTCTACGTTGTCAAGCTTTTTTTTCACTTTTTTTCTGTTAGAGAGCGCTTTAATTTCTGTTAGAGAGCGCCCCCCTTTCTGTTAGAGAGGCGCTTAGTCTAACGGTTTTTATTTTCGATCAGCTATCAGGAACAACAGCACCGCAACAATCAAGAGAAAAATCATTTTTCTGTTAGATGTTAGTGTTCGATCACGAAACCGCTTTCGTCTTTTTTCGCCTTGCCTTTTTCGACAAGCCCAACAATTTTTCCCGCGCCGTCAAGAAAACGTAAATCCGTTTCATCGCCATTTACTACTTCCGCGCCTAACCATTTCGAGGGCAGCGACTTTCTGAAAACCATTGCGACATTGCCGCCAGACTTCAAAATTGATTCAGCGATTGCGCCGTTAGTCTCAGACTTGGAAAAAGTTAGATGATAATTTTTCGGCATTTCACCAGCAAGAAAAGCGGTCATGCGTTCGGGCGACTTCGTGTAATCGTAAAAGGTCACTTGTGGGAACAAATCAAAAACACTTTTGCCGTTGAGTTTGATTTTCTCCCAAGGTAAATCACTGGTAAGATTGAGACGAAAAACAGCGGTTAGATTTTGTTTTTCGGCAGATTTAACGGCGGCAGTAATTTCTTTGATTAGTTGCGACAAGAAAACAGCTTTGTCCTTAAAGAACAAACGAGTTTTTTCGATTCGTGCGCGTTGCACGTTAGAGAATACGCCCATGCCAGCGGTATTTAAGCAGGAAGCGGCACAGCCAGCAGAAGCATCTTTACAGACGTTAAAGCCAGAGAGTGAAGCGGGGGCAAGGTGAATGCCAAAAGTTTTGAAGCCGATTTTTTCACCTTTGCGGATTTTTGCGTTTGCGGTAGTAAGTAATTTCATAACAAGGAAAAGTTAGCAGATTGAGAGATTTTGTCAAATGTTTTTTATTATGCTTTCAAAGTTTCGCCAAGCATAACAAGCAAGCCCATCGAGCCAACAAAGCAAGCAATGCATCCAACGTGGACATGCGTTTGGCAAGATTGCGCACCCATGACAATGGAAAGCGCGGCGACGAAAAGAATAAAAACGGCAAGGGTAAAAACAACAAGGAATTTCATAACGGGGAAAAAGTAGCATTTTATCAGCTAACGCGCAAGTATTTTTTTCTATTTTTTATTTATTTTTTTTGTGTCATGCCGCGATTTTTTTGTTGACAAATAGCACAGCCAGCCCCTAACAGATTTTTCTAACATCTAACAGATTTTTTCTAACATCTAACAGATTTTTATGGGGGCGGGGGGCGCTCGCGCAAAAATCCGTTAGACTAACAGATTTTTCCGTTAGGCTAACAGATTAGCAAGGCTCTAACAGCTGTTAGAAGTCGCCACAGCACCCGTCCATGCCGTATTCTGACTGGTCTTCCCAATAGTTATCGAGGTAGCTATCCTCGCCGCCCTCATCCTCGTAATCTTCCCAATTCCCATCGAGGTGGGAGTCATCGGGAGGTTCGGGATCAGGGAGTTGGTCGGCAGCGTCTGCGAACGCTTCGCAAGCGGCAACATATTCTTCGTATTCGGCGGGGCAGTTGATGAAAGGGTGGTTAAACATGACGGGGAAATTATACTCCAAAACACATAGAAACGCAACAACTTTTTTCTATTTTTTGCAAAAAAAAAGTTTTGTCATAATCCAAAAAAACTCTTGACAAAAAACCTGTTAGAGCGAAAAAGTCTAACAAAAAAATCTAACAGATTTTTATCTGGGCGGGGGGCGCTCGCGCAAAAATCTGTTAGACTAACAGCTTTTTTCTGTTAGAGTGTAAAACTGTTAGAGATTGTCTAACAAAAAGCCAGCCTTGCGGCTGGCTTCGTATCTGTTAGATGTTAGACCACAAGGTCAATTCCCGCAAGATGCAAGTTGCGATATTTGCTTTCGCCGCAATCGTCAACATCAAACGCTTTCACGGTGACATAACGCTTGCCATTTTTAGCAATGGCGACATTTTCAACCGCTTCAATTTTCAGAACGCGAACGCCATCAGCTTTCAGCTTTGACTTTTCCGCAAAGTAGCGAACGGTTTTGTTGACGAGGGCGGAAACGAGTTTTTCAGTTGGTGTATTGTAGTCGAAGAACATAACGAGGAAAAGATAGAAGATTTTTGCGGTGGAGTCAAGAAATTTTTGATTTATTTTCGCGATTTCTTTCTAAGAAGTAAGATGTTCTCATTTTGCAAATTTCAATCGCAAAAGAAGAAACTAGGAAACCGCAAGACAAAAACATAATCAAACCATCTAACACACCTGCAAAACCTTGTAAAGCAACCAGCAAGTATTCCAAAGTGTATTTTCTTTTAACAAGAGTAATTTTCATAACGAGGAAAAGATAGAAGATTTTTGAGAGTTTGTCAATTATTTTTTTGATTTTTTTTCAGTAAAGCCTATCAAGTGTAGATGTCGTGTGAGCGTTCACAAGCTTCTTCTGGAGTGTCATAGGATTCATCATCCCAAACTTCAAGGTCTAGATCGCCATAAAAAGCTGGTGACCATTGCCCATTATCAAGTAAGGCAGCACCATAACACCCACAAGTAGTTTCTATTCCAAGGTAAGCATTGTTATTTGCATCCCAAGTGTAGGTGCGTTTATTGGCAGTGATTGATTTTTTCATAGCGGGGAAAGTGTGGAGTTTTCGGGGGGAGTTGTCAACATTTTTTTTGATTATCTCATATTTTGCACAGTATGAGAAATGCGGATGAACCAAGCCACAGAAGCCAAAAAGCCAATGATGGCAGCTGCGTGTTCTTCAGTTGTGACGGATTGCGCACCCCAAGCGATAAAGAAAACACAGGAAGCGAGGGAAGCGATTGATAGGCTAAGGATAAAGATGAATGATTTCATGACGAGGAAAGTATAGTATTTTCGGGGCAAGTAGTCAACAAATTTCTTTGATTATTTTCTAACAATTTCCACTCTCCCGTTGTGTTGCTTGGCAATGGCGTGAGCTTCGACTTCAAGCTCTGCTACCGTGCGCCCGATGGAGTTATGCGCAAGCACTGAAACAAGTTTGTTTTCTTCGTTGTAAATGTAAAAGGTAGTTCTCATGACGGGGAAAGTATACATCGGAAAGCGTAGAAACGCAAGAAGTTTTTTCTATTTTTTTCTTTTTTTATTTTCGCGAAAATGCATTTTTTTGTTGACACAATGCGCGGCGAAAGCCTAACAGATTTTTCTAACGCTCTAACAGTTTTTTCTAACACTCTAACAGATTTTTACGTGGGAGGGGGGCGCTCTCATAAAAATCCGTTAGACTAACAGCTTTTTCCGTTAGACTAACAGCTTTTTTTCTGTTAGACTAACAGTTTTTCTGTTAGCTTATCGCAGTTGGATGAAGTGCAGCGACTCATACCCTACCCAACCCTTCTCGAAGATGGCAAAGTTTTTTTCATCCCAATGCGAGAAAATTCCGTAGTTGGTTTTTGTTCCTTTTTCGAGGATCATAGCGAGCTTGGCTTGAATTGCTGCGAAGTATTGTGGGCTTTTCATGACGGGGAAAGTGTAACGGATTTTTGCGATGAAGTCAACAAGTTTCTTTTGTTTTTTTCGATTTATTTTCTAACAATTTTCACTGTGCCATTGTGTTTCGCGGCGATTTCATACGCTAGCTTTTCCAATTCTGCCGCCGTGCGACCGATGAAATTTTCAGCGAGCATGTCGATCAATTTGTTTTCTGCGTTGTAGATGTAAAAGAAGCTTTTCATGACGGGGAAAGTATAAGGTTTTTTTGCGCGTTAGTCAACAATTTTCTTTTGTTTTTTTCTATTTATTTTTCCATCACGTAAGCACTAGGAACAAAAAGAAAAGAACCATCGGGGAGCTTGTAAGTGAAGTTTTTTCCAGCTCTAACAGAAGTGCCAGCTTCAAGCCATAGGCTTTGACCTTGGAAAGTGTAGGAAAGTGGCTTGGTGGTGATGTGCGATACGTTGGACATGTGCGAATTGTAAATGATTTTTGCTAGTTAGTCAACAATTTTCTTTTGTTTTTTTTGGGGGGGGTATCGGAACTTATGCTAGTTCCTCGGCTTCGATGATTTCATCACCATGCATATCATCAGGATGAAAAGGGCAAGCACCAAGAAAACCAACATAAGATTTTCCGTTGGCGGTGAACTCGACTTCCCAATCTGCCCAATTAGAATCGACACGGTCAGAGATGGAAACAAAAGAAAGATCGGTAACATCAGCGGTATTGAATTGAAGTAAGGTATTCATGACGGGGAAAGTGTAACGCGAAACGCGTAGAAACGCAAGAACTTTTTTGTATTATGTGAAAAAAACTTTTGTGTCATACGTGAAGAAAAAACTTGACAAGACCCCCCCTATTTCTCAAAAAGTGCGCGACAGTTCTGTTAGAAAAGAGCGGGGGGGATACTATCCTCAGTCTCCCAAACTCCCACCAACATCACTCCCCACCCAGAGCGCCAGACGATGTTCTGTGCTGCTCCGCACCAGACCCCCCACCCCTTTTGTCAAAATCGCGAGTCGCTTTCTAAGAATAACCTAAAAAAACCCAAAAAAAATCCACGCCCCCCATTTTATAAAACCTTTTGTAATCAGAAAAAGGTGTAATACACTATGATGTCCGTTATACGCTACGAAAATATTCCAGTCTCTATGCCCCGAAACGATTCGGCAGGTAAGAAATACATTGCACCCGCAAACAGTGTATCTATCTCTCATTCCGCGAAAACAAATGCATATAGAACTCTTGCCGCGAATACTTTTCCAGATATGAGAGTTGGTGGCAGCACAGACACGAAAATAACTATCGCGTTTCCGCTGTGCAATAAGTTTGCCAATAATGTTTCTTCTGCTGATTCATACAATTTCGGATCAGGCGTTTTCGCTAACCTTACAGGAACAGGCAGCACTGACATAACAATCGGGGGTCGAACATTCAGTGGATGTTACCTTGACGGTTTGTCTGTGGACATAGTGCCATTTCAAGCTGCAACGATGTCTACATCTTTTACATGCACGAATCCACCTACAGGTTTAACAATGCTTTCGGGGCTAAGTACAGGTGAAACAAACATGACCAGCAAATTTGCGTATGGTCATTTCGCAGTACTTTCGGGGGCAGATAATTATTCTTCTGACGTTCACTCTAGTATTTCTTTTTCTCTTGATTTAAAAAGAACCTATTCCTATGCGATTTCTAAGCGCAACGCTTACAATGTCTTTTTGGATGAAGCATCAAAGCAACTACAAATCAAAGCAACCAACATAAAAACATTTATTAATGAGTCTGGGGCATTGTCTTCTTTTTCTGTTGATTTAAAAAATGAATCGGGTGAATACGTTTTGCCATCAGGAACGCTATCAACTTCTTCTCGCGGCAGATTAAATGCCCAAAATCTATCTTCTTCGCCACCAAATATTTTCATCGCAGATGTAACTATTGACGAACCATTGCTATAAATGGGTGTAAACTATACAAATGCCTAAAAAACGATTTAGTCAGTCGGACTCGGTTGAGATTCAATTGAATCAAACCAGCAAAATTAAAACAAAGAAAAAGAATTTCAGATTCACCCCAAAACAGGTTCAACTGCTGGGGATGATACTAGACCCCGAAAATAAAATCATTTTTATATCTGGAGCTGCGGGAACTTCTAAAACATATATGGCACTCTACGGAGCAGTCGAAATGATGTCAGAAGATTCTGAAAAACAACTGATTTATATTCGCAGCATCATTGAAAGTGCTGATAAAGGGCTTGGTAGCTTGCCTGGAGATATTGCAGAGAAGTTCGATCCATTCCTGATGCCTCTCTATGACAAGTTGGAGGAGATTGTTTTGCCGCAAGATGTGGCGCATCTTAAATCAACAGGAAGAATAAGTGCCGCACCAATTAACTTTTTGCGTGGAGCAAGCTGGACTAACAAAATCATTGTTGCTGATGAAGCTCAGAACTTTTCCGCGAAAGAACTTATTACTTTGATTACAAGGATTGGCGAAGGTTCAAAGATTATCATCTGCGGCGATGCTATGCAGAGTGATATTGGCAAGCTCAAGACAGGCTTCATGCCTTTGCTCAATACCTTTAATGATGAAGAAAGTAAGCAAAAAGGGATTCAAACATTCGTGTTTACTAAAGAGGACATTGTGCGCAGTGAAATCTTGAAATTCATCGTGAAAAAGTTAGAAGAGAGCGACTTTCATGTGTAAATAACTATAACAGGGTTACACACAACGCTCGCAGCGAAATGCAGGAAATATACGTGTATTCCCTGCCTTTTCGTGCCTTTTTTTATATTGAAAAAGTAGTAAAAAAACTCATTATTAATTATGAGCGTTATTTACTGTTCTGAGTGCGGAAAAAAGCACGAATACAATTTTGCAAAGCCCAACTTTTGTTCTAGTTGTGGCAGTCCCTTCGGGGCAGCTAAGCTTAAAAAGCAAAAGCCTAAAGAAGAAGAAGAGGAAGAGGACTACGATGATGAAGAAGAGGATGAGGATGAAGAAGATTTCGACGATGATGGTGAATCATTCACCAATTCTACTCGCGTCCCCAATATTCGAAAAATCCAAGTAGAAGTAGAAACATCAGCAGTGTATAGCACTTTTGATTTGGGATCTCTTATTGGTTCTGAATCGAATCCAGTGCCAAAAGGTTCAACACCTCAAAGAAGAAACCGTCCTACTTCTCTCGAAGACTTTAAACAGAAAAGAAAGTAAGTGGAATCTCCTAAAAAAAAGACATACGAAGAGTGTTATGCTATTATAGACACTGTTGTTTCAAAATATCAAAGCAAGTGGAGACTTAACGCTATAAACTGGTTTGACTTTGAAGATGTAGCGCAAATTGTTAAAACTCACATTTTCAAAAAGTGGCATTTGTGGGATCAAGAGCGACCATTAGAACCTTGGGTTTCGAGAATCGCTTCTCATCAAATTAAAAACATAGTACGCAACAATTACACGAACTATGTTAAGCCTTGTATGTCTTGCCCCCACAATCTTGGAGATAATCTATGCTCTTTGACAAAATCAGGAGACCAAAACTCTTCCTGCAAGCTATATGCAAAGTGGGCTAAATCAAAACGCCAAGGATATGGCGTAAAGATGCCACTAGCAATGGAAAACCACCAGCAAGAGATTGATTCGTTTACTGATTCGGGTGTTGATTTTGATGCATCTATCCAAAAACTAAATGAAGTTCTAAAAAAAGAATTATCAGACGAACATTATCAAGTGTATA